CAAGTTGGCAAAACATATATCGCGAAATCACACTTAATAATATAAAAAATGTAAACTCTATGCAAACCCACGATATTTGTTTTGATAAATTTAGAACATATTTAACATTAAAACAAGAAAATATCAAACAACCTAAAACAGAAATTGTAAATGATTTAAGTAAAATAGTTGATGTGCACAAAAGAGTAGGTGGCAAATATCCTGTTATACTTAAAACAATTTTAGGCACTGGTGGTGTTGGTGTTTTAAAAGTTCAAGATGAAGGTCAATTATTATCATCAGCACAAATCATTGAAAAACTTGGTCCAGATAGAGGTTTGATATTACAAGAATTCATTCCTATGAAATATGATATTCGTGTTATGGTAGTTGGTGGAGATATAATGGGTGCAATGAAAAGACCTGTCGCAGAAGGTGATTTTAGAACTAATGTTCATCAAGGTTCAGAACCAGAAAAGATTGAAATCACAGAACTAGAAAGAGATGTTGTTTTAGATGTTGTCAAAGCAATTAATGGTGATTGGGTTGGTATTGATTTAATACCATCTGCAGATAGAGAAAAAATACCACCTCATCTTTTAGAAGTTAATTCACAACCTGGGCATGTAGGATATGATTCTGTTCACGGTGGTAGTATTTTGAAAGATGTTTTAAAAAAGTTTAAGAATAGAGAATATTGGACTTGATTTTTAATTTTTATGTGATATAATTAGTTTATGGATTTTTATACAAATGTTACACAATGGGGTAACTATCTTTTAGTTCGTGGTGTAGATAACAATCAAAGAGTTAATTTTCGTGTTAAGTACAAACCAACTTTGTTTGTTCCTGTAATGAAACAAACAGACTGGTCCACACTTGATAATAAATATGTTACTCCCTATCGTTTTGATTCTATCAAAGAAGCAAAAGACTTTCTATTAAGATATGAAAGTCAACCACATCTTGTACACGGCTTAGATAGATTTGCATATACTTACATATCAGATACCTTTCCACAAAAAGTCAACTGGAATATTGAGAAACTATTAATCGTTACTATTGATATTGAGGTTCAATGTGAGAATGGTTTTCCTAATCCTGAATCTGCAATAGAACCTTTATTATCAATCACAGTTAAGAATCATCAATCTAAGAAAATTATTGTGTGGGGTATTCAACCTTATAAAAATACTAGAGATGATGTAACTTATATTCGTTGCCCTAACGAACACGATTTAATTCTAGAGTTTATGTCTTTCTGGACAAAGAATTATCCTGATGTTGTCACAGGTTGGAATACTGACTTCTTTGATATACCTTATCTTGCAAACAGAATCAATCAAGTCTGTGGTGAAAGTAAAATGAAAGAGTTGTCACCTTGGGGTAATGTATCTTCGCGTAAGATATATTCTATGGGTAGAAATCATTTGATGTATGACATTATGGGTGTATCTCAATATGATTATTTACAGCTCTATCAAAAGTTTACATACACAAAACAAGAATCATATAAACTTGATTATATTGCTCAAGTAGAACTTGGTGAGAAAAAAGACGAGAACCCATACGAAACATTTAGAGAATGGTATGAAAATGACTTTCAATCTTTTATTGATTATAACATTCAAGATGTGGAAATCGTTGATAAGTTAGAAGATAAAATGGGTCTTATTGATTTGGCTTTGACTATGGCGTATGAAGGTAAAGTTAATTATACTGATGTCTTTGGCCAAGTTAAGTATTGGGATATTTTGATATACAACTTCTTGAGAAAAAGAAAGATTGTCATACCACAAAAGTCTAAACATAGTAAGAACGAACAATATGAAGGTGCATATGTAAAAGAACCTCTTACTGGTTTACATAATTGGGTTGTATCTTTTGATTTAAACTCTCTGTATCCTCACTTGATTATGCAATATAATCTTTCACCAGAAACATTATTAAAAAGTAAACACCAAGATATTACTGTTGATGATATGTTAAAAGGTGTTAAATTAAACATGCCTGATAGAACAACTATGACACCTAATGGTGCTTTGTTTCGTACTGACAAACAAGGGTTCTTACCTGCGATGATGGAACAGTTATATAATGAACGAGTTATCTACAAGAAGAAGATGTTACAAGCACAACAAGAATTTGAAAACACAAAAGATGAAAAGTATAAAAAACAAATAAGTCGTTTTAATAATATTCAGATGGCTAGAAAGATATCACTCAACTCTGCTTATGGTGCTATCGGTAATCAATGGTTTCGTTATTATGATAAAGCTATTGCAGAAGGTATCACAAAGTCTGGTCAGTTATCTATTCGTTGGATTGAAAACAAACTAAACAATCATCTTAATAAAGTTTTAAAAACAGATAATGATTATGTTATTGCATCTGATACTGACTCTGTTTATCTGACTATGGAAGAACTTGTAAAGAAAACAATTAAGAGTGACAATGCATTAACAAAGACGATAAACTTTCTAGACAAGGTTGCTAAAGAATCTATTGAACCTTTTATCTCTAAAAGTTATGATGAATTAAAAACATATACAAACGCATTTGCAAACAAAATGTTTATGAAACGAGAAGTGATTGCTGACAAAGGTATTTGGGTTGCAAAGAAAAGATATATTCTTAATGTTTGGGATAGTGAAGGCGTTTCATACAAACAAGCTAAATTAAAGATGATGGGTATTGAAGCAGTTAAGTCTTCAACACCATCAATGTGTAGACAAAAGATTAAAGATGCACTTGAACTTATTATGACTAAAGACGAAAAAGAACTTAATCAATTTGTTAGAACCTTTAGTGAAAGTTTTCTTAAAGTTAATCCTGAACTTATTTCTTTTCCTAGGTCTGTCAATGGTTTATCAAAATATTTTGACAGTGGTACAACATTTAAAAAATCAACACCTATGCATATCAAAGGTGCATTGATTTACAATCACAAAATCAAACAAAACAAACTTATTAACAAGTATCCTTTGATACAAGAAGGTGATAAGATTAAGTTTGTTTATCTTAAACAACCAAACCCATTTACTTCAAATGTAATTACTTACATTACTAAATTACCTAAAGAGTTTGATATACACAATTTTGTAGATTATGAATTACAGTTTGAGAAAGTTTTTGTTGAACCTTTAACTTTAATATTAAACACAATCAAGTGGAGTATTGATAGAACTTATGGTACTCAAGGAACATTGGAGGATTTCTTTTGATAGCTAAATTACTTATAGACCACATAGAACAAAAAGCACCAGACCACGAAGTAGCTGTACTTTTATCTGGTGGCGTAGATTCAATATCAGTTGCTTTTGCTGCACATCTTGCTTTTAAAAAGATTACATGCTATAGTTTTCAACTTGATAATAACCCATCATATGATTTTGCAAAAGCAGAAGAGATATGTAAAATAATGAATTGGCCTTTTATTGGTGTGAATGTACCAGTCGCTAATTTAGAAAATGATTTTAAAAGATTATTAAAACACGGTTGTCAAAAGAAAACACATTTTGAATGTGTGTATCCTTTTCTATATGTTTATGAATGGATAAAAGAAAAGTATGTATTATCTGGTTGGGCAGCAGATGGTTATTATGGTGTAAGTAAAAAGGCTTGTATGCATTTTAAAGAACCTAAATCATTGTTTGACCAATTTAGAAACGATTATTTTAAGAGAGAAAATCGTGCAGGTTATTTACAACATAAGAAACTTGCAGATAAACATAAGAAAGTTTTTGTGACACCATACTTAGATAAAGCAGTCAAAAAGTATTTTTATAAATTTGATTGGCATGAATTGAATAAACCATATCAGAAACATATGGTCAGAGATGCTTTCAAATCATACTTTAATAAAGTTGGTAAAGTCAAGAATCATTTAAATCTACAATTAGATAGTGGCATAGCAAACCTATTTGAAACTTTGCTAAATAATAATAAAATAAATTTTAATAAAAGAAATCGCATGTTAGAGGTTTACAAAGACTGGAAAGTATGTTACAATGGTGACACTTCGTTGGAGAATTTTTTTGTATAAGAAGTACTTTATGAAAGATGTTATTGAAGCATCTAAACAAGAAAAGTTTACAGTTATATCTACATTTGCTGGTGGTGGCGGTTCATCAACTGGTTACAGACTTGCAGGTGGTAAAATATTATTAGTAAATGAATTTGTTGAAGCTGCAAGACAAACATATAAAGATAATTATCCTGATACAGAAATATTACCACAAGATATAAAAGACTTAACAGGTTTTGATTTTTTAGATACTGCTGGTATCAAACCAGGTGAATTAGATATATTAGATGGTTCACCTCCTTGTTCTGCATTTAGTATTGCAGGTAAAAGAGATAAAGGTTGGGACCAAGAGAAAGACTATTCAGATGGTAAGAAAGTAGAAAACATTGAAGACCTATTTTTAGAATATGTTAGAATAGCAAAAGAGATTAAACCAAAAGTTATTGTTGCAGAAAATGTAAAAGGTATAACAGTTGGTGAAGCAAAACAGAAACTTAACGAGTTTATAAATGCATTTCAGAATATAGGTTATGATGTAACTTATAAAGTTATGAATGCTGCACACTATGGTGTTCCACAAGCAAGAGAAAGAACTATGTTTGTATGTGTTAGAGAAGATGTGTGTGAGTCTGTTGGCTTAAATTTTATGACACTTGGTAATATATTTCCAAAACAAAGTGATGAGATGGTAACATTAAGACACGCACTTGAAGATATTGAAAATGATAAAGATGAAGAGCAAATGTTATTAGATTATGTTCAAGGTGGTTTTCAAAAGAAATGGATAGAACTATTAGAGTTTGACCCACCTAAACATTTAAAACCATCTGACGAAAGATTTATTGATATTAATCCTAAAAGGTCTATGTTTAATATGATTAGGCCTTGTCAAGATTTACCTTGTCCTACATTGACACAAAGAGGTCAACAAACTGTAGTGTCTGGTGTATTTCATCCTATGAAACATAGAAAGTTTACTGTACCAGAACTAAAAAGAATTATGTCGTTACCTGAAGATTTTGTAATGAAGTCAGATAAAGAAACTTTAGCTAAAAGATTTGACCAAAGTGCTGAGAGAATTGGTCGTATGGTTGCACCTAAAATGATGGCATCACTTGCCGATGCAATCTATACAAATATATTGGAGCCTTATAATAATGTATAAACCTTATTATTTAAAAGATGTAATTGAAAGTGAGAAAAGAGAATTGTTTACTGTAATGTCAACTTTTGCTGGTGGTGGCGGTTCATCAACTGGTTATAGATTGGCTGGTGGTAAGATACTTGCAATAAATGAGTTTGTTGAAGAGGCTAGAAAAACATATAGTGAGAATTATCCTAATACACCTATTATACCTGATGATATAAAAGAGATTACAGGTAAAGATATATTAGATGTAATTAATTTAAAAGAAGGTGAACTAGATATATTAGATGGTTCACCACCGTGTTCTGCATTTTCAGTTGCAGGTGCAATGGTACAAGGTGGTCATTCAAAAGGATTTAATCAGACTAAGAAATATTCAGATGGTAAAAAGATAGAGAATATAGAAGATTTATTCTTTGAGTATCTAAGAGTTGCAAAAGAGATTAAACCAAAAGTGATAGTTGGTGAGAATGTTGCTGGCCTGACTATGGGTGAAGCAAAAGAATACTATAACAAAATAACAAATACTTTTGAACAGATAGGTTATGATGTATCTTCTAAAGTGTTAGATTCATCTCACTATGGTGTTGCACAAACTAGAAAGAGATTAATTTTTATTGCAGTTCGTGAAGATGTAACTGCAGATGTAGGTTTAACATTTATGAATATATCAAGTGTCTTTCCTGAGAAGTTTACAGATGCAATGACTTGTGGTGAAGTATTTGAAAACTTAGAGTATGATGAAGAAGAGATAAAAGAACTTACAGAATCATTTGCAAGAGGTTCACATTTTGAAACAGCATCAAAGATGCCAAAAGATCCAGAGAAAGTTTTGACTGGTGCAAACTATCATCCTAAAGGTCATCATTTTAATATGAAAAGAATATCAAGACATAAACCATCACCAACAATTACAGCATCAGGTGGTTGTATTCATTGGTCTGAAATGAGAAAATTAGCATTATGTGAAACAAGAAGAATAATGTCTTTACCTGAAGACTTTAAACTTACAGGTAAATGGAAACAAAAGAGTGAGCGTATGGGTAGAATGGTACCTCCTCTTATGATGAAAGCTATTGCAGAATCAGTATATAAAAAAGTA